AATATCTTGGTCTGTCCGGAGTGCTGGGAGCCTGACCAACCCCAGTTGTCTCTCGGTTTGTACCCTGTGGACGATCCGCAGGCATTACGGAACCCGAGACCGGACACGAGTTATTTTGCGGTCGGTAATGACGGTGCTAATGGCAGTCGTCAGATACAATGGGGCTGGGCACCCGTGGGCGGGGCCAGAGCGGATGATGCCGGACTGACGCCTAATGATTTAGCGCCGTTCGGTGAAGTAGGAACGGTGACGGTCGTTACGACCTAGGAGATTGTGATGAAGAATGGTGATGCAATGAAAGCTTTGAGAAAGCACGCTTCACTTCCGGCGAGTAAAGCTCACGGTATGCGTGCTGGTGGCAAGACCAACAGCGAAATGAAGAAGTACGGTCGGAATATGGCGAAGGTTATGAACCAGCGCAGCCCGGTGCGTAAGTCTTCGGGTCCGAGGTAAGTACCATGAAAGAATTGAATCCCGGCAAGATCAAGCACAACCCTGATCCGACTGGTGAGAATGGCTATCCTGAAAAGGATGTGAACAAGGGCGTCACCCACATGGAAATGAAGGGTGCTGGCGCTGCCACCAAGGGTAAAAAGTTCGTCTCGCAGATTAATTTGCAGTACAACGGCAAAGTACGAGCAGGCTGGAGCTAATGAATTACACGCAGCTTTCACAATCAATTCAGGACTACTGTCAGTCCACGGAGACCTCCTTCGTGGCGAATATCCCGAATTTTGTGCAGCTTGCTGAAGAGCGGATTTACAACTCCGTTCAGATTCCTGCTATCCGAAAGAATGTCACGGGGACGATGACAAATACGTTTCCGTACTTCCAGTTGCCTTCTGACTGGCTTTCGACCTTTTCGTTAGCTGTTATTGACCCGACTACGGGTGAGTACGAATACCTGCTGAATAAGGATGTGAACTACATCCGAGCGGCGTATCCTCCCCCGAACAGCACGGGTAAGCCTAAGTACTACGCAATTTGGGACGACGCCACTATGATTCTTGGGCCGACTCCTGATCAAGCATACACGGCTGAACTGCACTACTATTACTATCCGCCGTCAATCGTAAATAACTCGACTTCTTGGTTGGGAGACAACTTTGAGACGGTATTGCTCTACGGGTCATTGCGCGAAGCGTACACCTACTTGAAGGGTGAGCAGGACATGATGACTTATTACGAGCAGAAATATCAGGAGTCATTAGCACTCCTCAAACGTCTTGGCGATGGTTTGGATCGTCAGGATGCGTATCGTTCGGGACAAGTTAGGATTCCGGTGACTTGATGTTTAGTGGAAACGTAGAAGTTGGGCAGGTATTTGTGCAAACGACTAACCGTCGTGAGCATACTGTCGAAGAAATTGCAGAACGTGCGGTAAACCGCATACTCAGTGCTGATTCAAAGGAAGCACTGCATTATTGGCTGGTGAAATATCTACGCGAAGCCCAAGAAGCCGAGCGCAAGATGATATGTAAGAAACTAGATCAACAAGGCTATGCGGAAATCGCACAATTAATTGGAGACCTCTAATGGCTATTACTCAGGCAATGGCAACGTCGTTTAAGGTTGAAATCCTTGACGGCATTCACAATTTTGGTACCGGCGTAATCCGTGCATCGGCTGCTGCGGATGTGTTTAAGCTGGCGCTGTTCACTTCGTCGGCTACGTTGGGCGCTGCTACAACGGCGTATAGCACGACAGATGAGGTTTCCTCGTCTGGCACGAACTACCCGGCGGGCGGTTTGACGTTGACGATCTCGCAGGTTCCCACTTCGTCTGGCACGACGGCTTTCATCGACTTCGATGATTTGACCTTCCCGAGCGCGACGATTACGGCGAACGGCGCGTTGATCTATAACGCTACGCAGAGCAACAAGGCTGTTGCGGTTCTGGCCTTTGGTGGTGATAAGACCTCCACGGCTGGTAACTTCACCATCCAGTTCCCTGCTGCCGCTGCTTCGACCGCGATCCTCCGAATCGCCTAAGTAGGCTACGTCTGTGACGGACGTAGTAGTAACCCTTGAAGGCTGGAACTCCATTACAGGATGGGGCGAAGGCGGATGGGGTACAGCATCTGTAAGCTTCACCGGTACCGGTGAGGTAGGGACGCTTTCGTTTGTCACAGATCAAGTTATTGTAGTCACGGGCCTTGAGGCTACGGGTGAACTCGGTACGGTCTTTGTTTCTACCGAGCAAATCCTCTTAGTCACAGGGCTAGAAGCTCAGGCGATACTCAGCGATGAAGTTGTCGTTGCTGATGCGATTGTTATTGAAGATGGCGTTGAGGGTACGGGGGAGCTAGGCGATGCCACAGTCTTCCTTGAACTCATTGTGCCGGTCACGGGCGTTTCGGCGTCTGGACAGATTGGTACGGTGTCGCTTGTCACTGAACAGATATTGTCGGTTACGGGAGTTGAAGGCACGTTCCAGATCGGTAACTTTATTGTTATCGCTGGGCACACTCAGGTCGTAACGGGCCTTGAAGCAACTAGCGAACTGGGCGATGTAGCCGTCTTTACTGATCAAGTTCTGGTTGTAACTGGACTTGCAGCAACCGGCGCGGTTGGTACGGTGTCGCTCGTTACAGATCAGGTTCTGGTTGTAACCGGACTTGAAGGTACAAGCGAACTTGGCGTTGCGACTCAAAATTCTATTTACCCTGTTGCTGGGGTAAGTGGGACTGGACAAGTTGGGACGGTTCAGGTACGGATAGATAGAATAGTCATTGTGACCGGCGTATCTGCAACGGGTAATATTGGTTCCCAATCGCCAGCAGTGAACGTGTGGAGTTTGATTAATACAGATCAGAACGCGAACTGGACACAAATCGCGGCGTGAGGTAACTAAAAATGCCGTCTACATTTTCAACAAATTTGGCCCTTGAACTCCTCGCTACAGGCGAAGGAGCAGGTACGTGGGGTGACACCACTAATACCAACTTGGGAACCCTGCTTGAGCAGGCCATTTCTGGTTATGTCACTCAGGCCGTATCTACCGGTAATGACACGACCATCACCATCCCGAACGGTGCGACCGGTGTCGCCCGTAATATGTACATTGAGTTGACAGGAACCGGTGGAGCCAGTACCAACCTGATCGTTCCTGCTAACAAGAAACTCTACTTCATCTTTAACAACGCCTCTGGTGCGGTGACGGTAAAAGTTTCTGGTCAAACGGGCGTTTCGGTTCCGGCGGGAAGTAAGTTTATTCTCGTATCAAACGGTACCGATATTGTTGAGGCAACGAGTTATTCAGCGGGTGTTGGAAGTAGTCTTAACCTGACTACGCTAACGGCGACCTCGGCTAATATCACGACGCTAACTAGCACTAGCGCCAACATCACGACGCTAACTAGCACTAGCGCCAACATCACGACGCTGACTGGTACAAACTTTTCTGCCACAAGTTTGACGTTAACCAACGCGCTGAAAATCGCGGAAGGCGGTACTGGACTTGATACCACGCCGACTAACGGCCAACTTCTGATCGGTAACGGTACTGGTTACGCTCTGTCTACATTGACGGCAGGTGACGGAATTTCGGTCACTAACAATGCGGGCAGTATCACAATTGCAGCGAGTGGCGGCGGTCTTCCTACCGTTACAGTCACAGCATCTACTGCGATCACTGCGGCGGTTAATTTCCACTACGTTTTGACTGCTGCAACAACCGCCACGGTTACGCTTCCGGCCTCGCCTACCATTAGTGATACGATTTACGTTACGGTTGCTAACGGCTTGGTCACGAATGTCGTGGCGCGTAATGGTAAAAACATTCAAGGTCTTGCCGAGGACCTGACGCTTAATGCGACTTACGCTTCGGTACAACTTAGATACTCAGACGCAACTGAAGGATGGATCTTCGCATGAGTCAGTACACTCAATTTTCTGGCAATACGCCAACACAACCGGCTTGGACCAGAGCTTTCAACTCTTCCACCACTTTTGTACCTAGTCAGTCTGGGTGGTATCAGTTCTTAGTGGTTGGTGCTGGCGGCGGTGGTGGTGGCGCAGGATGGGACACGCAAAATTTAGGTAACCTATACGCACTAGGCGCTATTGGTGGTGGTGCTGGCGGATGTGCTGTTAAAACCGCTTTTGTTGCTTCTGGTGCGTCAATTGTTATTACGTTAGGCGCAGGGGGCACCGCAGGTACTGGCAATGCCGGTAGCTCTGGTAATGGAAATAGTGGCAGCATTACTACTGTAGTTGGTGGCGGCGTCAGTATCACATGCAACGCTGGCTCCGGTGGTAATGCTACAGCTGGTGCCGCTAACCTCAATTCCAGTGTCGGTGGTAATGCTAACGGCGGTGATTACAACTTTACTGGCGGTGGTTCTCAATCCGCTACCATAAGCACTTATTTTACGACTCCTAGAGGCGGCGGTTCAGTTGGGTTTTGGGGCACAGGTTACACAGCGGCTGGCCAACAGGGCGCGGGAACAGGTGGCGACGGCAGACAAGGCGGTAGTAATAGATCGGGTGATGGTTACTCAGTCGCCCAGTACGGCGGCGGGGGCGGTAACAATTTCGCCGTTGGTGCTAATCTTCAGCCTTGGGGCGGTCCGGCTCCTGTTTTTGGCTTACAACATAATGGGTTTGGTCAAACCCCCGTCAGCGCCAGTAACGCTGTTGCTCTTCCATATCCCGATGTTGGTGCCGGTGGAGCAGCTGTATCAGGCTCAACTTCCAATAGCAGAACTAGAGCCGGTTTGTTTGGAGGCGGAGGCGGAGCTATTAATTCAGGCGCTACCGCTGGCGCTGCGTCTGGTGGTGACGGCGGTAGAGGCGGCGGCGCCGGTGGCGGGGTTTCTCTCGGCTACGGTGTTGGTAACGGCATAGGCGTTGGCGGTGCCGGTGGCGGTGGTTTCGCTATGATAGGGTTTTTAGGATCATGAACAACATTTACACAGTAACTGAACTTGACGGTTCAACCCGCGACATCATCTCTGATCAGGCGTTTGTAGACCAATATTATCCCGGCAGGTGGGTTTTGGTCGGCCCTGAGATTCAGCCAGATCCTGTTGTGCCATACCCACCGATTACACGGCTGGCTATGATTGATAGATTCTCGGACGCTGAATACACAGGCATTTTGACTGCGGCAAAAACCGACGTTGAGGTGCAAGGTTGGCTAGATCGTTTCTATGCGGTAAGCAAAATTAACCTAAAAGACTCTCGTACTATTGACGGAATTAACATGATGGTCAGCAAAAATTTGCTAACTCAGCCTCGTGCTGATGCGATTTTAACTGATCCAGTTCAACCCGAAGAGATATGGCAGCCTTAAGATATGGTTTTATTCAAAGGCCATAAAGTAGCTTTTCTGTTTCCCTCTAAAACGGGGTCAACAACGGCCGCGAAGTTCTTGATGAATTGCAAAGATGCGGTTGTTTTTGACGATAGACATGCTACGCCCGAAAGAGCTATTGAGTTTGAGCCAAATTTAAGCGAGTACAAGGTTTACTCTTTTTTACGAAATCCCGCTGAACGGTTTGTCAGTGGAATATTGATGTTTAAAGAGTACAAATACACCCAGCAGTTAATAAAAGTTTTCTCAAGAAATGATATTGCCGACTATAAAGACTTTATAGAAGTTTATTACGAACGCCATAAAGACGTTAATTTTGCGGGTTTGCTGTTTCCACAAGTTAGATATTTTAATAGTGACTTGGAAGTAACCGCTCTTGACTTTGACAATTATGAGTCTGAGTTAAGAAAAGCGACTGTGGGTCTTGGGTTAGATGATTTCCCGATAGGCTGGGAAAACAAAGGCGCGTATGACGGCAAAAAAGAAATGGCTAAGAAAGTTGTTAGCTATGTAAAAACCAAATACGCCGAAGACTGCGAACTTTGGTTTCAGAAGTTTGGTCGGAGGATAGACGCATGATGACAATGATTAGTACGTTTCTGTCCTTCCTTGCGGGTGGGCTTCCCAAGATCCTGCAAATCTTCCAAGACCGGCAGGACAAGAAGCATGAGTTAGCCTTGGTCGCTGCCCAGAAGGAGCGCGAGTTGGCGCTGGCCGAACGAGGCTTCATTGCTCAGGCACGGGTAGAAGAGATCAAGCTGGAGCAGATTCAGACTCAGACGGCGGGCGAAGAGCGTCAAGCCCTGTATCAGCACGACATGGAAATTGGTAAGGGTGCTTCGCAGTGGATGATCAATCTCCGCGCCAGCGTCCGTCCGGTTGTGACATATATCTTCGTGTTAGAACTCGTTGCCATCAATATCGCTGGAGTCTGGTACGCCTACAACACGGGTGTGCCGTTTGCCGCTGCTATGGCAGAAGTGTTCTCGGATGACGAGATGCTAATCCTGTCTTCAATTATCGCCTTCTGGTTTGGGACACAGGCTTTTGGCAAGAAGTGAAAGTCAGCCCCGCTGCCATTCAGATGATCAAGCACCACGAAGGGGTGAGGACTAAGCCTTACCGCTGTCCGGCGCTTTTGTGGACTGTGGGCGTGGGTCACGTGATTGACCCGACTCATGCGACGGTGAAGTATGAGGAGCGCAAGAATCTACCGATACCCGCAGGCTGGGACCGGGTTCTCACGATGGACGAGGTGGATCGGATACTTGCTCAAGACCTTGGCCGGTTTGAGCGTGGTGTGGTTCGACTTTGCCCTGCTGCTGTTGGCCGTCAGGGAGTCTTTGATGCTCTCGTATCTTTTGCCTTCAACGTGGGTCTTGGCAATCTCCAACGCTCTTCCCTTCGGATGAAGACCAACCGAGGTGAGTTGGAAGAGGCGGCTGACGAGTTCCTGAAATGGACGAAGGCTGGTGGTAAAGTACTGCCGGGATTGGTAAAAAGGCGCAACGACGAACGGGCGTTGTACCTGTCAGGGGTTGTCTAATGCCACTTCAGAGAGTTGATTTCAGGCCCGGCGTCAATCGAGAAACCACTAACTACGCTGGTGAGGGCGGGTTTTTCGTCGTAGACAAGGTGCGGTTCCGTGGTGGCTACGCCCAAAAGATCGGCGGCTGGGTCAACATCACTAATAACGCTAATACCTATAACGGCGTAGCCCGGTCGCTGTGGAACTACTCGACTCTGGAAGGACTTAACCTTTTAAGCGTAGGGACCAATCAGAAATTCTACGTCGAGCTTGGCGGCGTCTATCACGACATTACCCCCCTTGCTTTCTCGGGGACGCTTTCTAGCGACCCAATCCGTACTACTGCTGGAAGTAAACTCGTCAACATTACATCGACGGGACACGGCGTATCACTCGGTACGTTTGTTACTTTCTCTGGCGCGACCGCTGTCGGTAGTTTGACTATTAACGGAGAGTACGAGGTCATCTCGGTTTCGAGCGCCAACTCGTTTGTCATTGCAAGCCCAACGCCCGCCGGGTCAACTGCTACAGGCGGTGGCTCTCTCGTTATCGGGCAATACGACATTGATGCCGGTACTGCGGTCTATACGACTTCGGTTGGTTGGGGCGGCCCTCCGTGGGGTTCTGGTACTTGGGGTTCTAGTACTCCAGCAGGTGTACCGCTTCGTCTTTGGTCGCAGTTTAATTACGGCAACGACCTGATTTTTGCTGAAAACAACGGCGCTATTTACTACTGGACTAAAGACACTTCTACATGGTCAAGAGCAACGACTCTTGAGGCTAAAGCAAATTCTGTAGAAAAAACGGCTACGACGGCAGCTTACGCTTCGGGGTCTATTACCGTAGTTGTTGCAGATGCAACCGGAATTAATACGGGCGCGGTTGTTTCGGGTAGTGGCATTCCGTCTGGCACTTATGTTCTGGCTACGTGGGACGGCAGTACTTCGGTAACACTTTCTACGGCTACAACGGCTTCTGCTACAGCGTCTTTGCTGTCTTTTAGTTATTCGGGCCGACACGTACCGAACGAAACGGCGTTGATCCTCGACTCCCCGGTTGACGATTTCACCGTATGTATGGGGGCTAACCCGTACGATCCGACTAACTTTGATACCGCATTTGATCCGCTCGTTGTTCGTTGGTCAGATGCCGATAACCCGTACGAGTGGGTGCCTGAAGTTACGAACCAGTCAGGTGAACAACGTCTGGCTAATGGCTCTAAGATCGTAGCGGCTACGACAGCGCGTCAAGAAATTGTCGTTTGGACAGACACGGCTGTGTACTCCATGCAGTACCTCGGGCCTCCGTTTGTCTTCGGCTTTACGCTGCTTGATCAAGACATTTCTATCGCATCGCAGAACTCGGTCATTAACGTCAACAACGCCGTGTATTGGATGGGACTGGATAAGTTCTTCGTATACGACGGTCGCGTAAACACACTGCCTTGCACGATCCGACAGCATATATTTAGTACGCTAAATAAAGATCAAATCGCGCAAGTCACTTGCGGTAACAACGAAGCGTTCAGCGAAGTCTGGTGGTTTTACCCAAGCACCGGAAGTACCCGCAACGACACGGTAGTAATATTCAACTACCTCGAAAACGTCTGGTCATACGGCAGTTTGGGTCGAAGCGCGTTTTCACCGCAATTAATCCGTGACTACCCGTTGCTGGCGAATAGTATCCAAGTGTCTTACACGACGGCGGATATCACAGCTTCAGATACCAGCATTACTTTGCTGAACGCCTCTTCATATCCCAGTGCTGGGACTATCTTTATTGACTCTGAGCAGATTACGTACACCGGGGTCACGAATAACACCGTTCTGACTGGGTGCGTGCGAGGCGTAAACGGAACGGTGGCTGCGTCTCATACGGCTTACACGCCGGTCACGATGTCCTATCCGAATCAGGTTCTTTACCACGAAGTCGGTTGGGATGATGTCTCAACGGGCACCGCGCAGCCGATCAGTTGCTTCATTGAGTCGTCAGACTTTGACATCGGTGACGGACACAACTTTGGCTTTGTGTCACGTATCATTCCGGACATTAAGTTCTTGGGATCATCGACCACGACTCCCTCTGTCAATATTTCTATCTACCCGCGCAACTATCCCGGTGCCGCATACGGCACACCCGACATAGAAACAGTGCAGGCTACGGCTGTATTGCCGTACGAGATTTACACCGAGCAGTTGTTTACGCGAGTTCGG